TACGATGCCGATGCAATCAAAGAGCAGTCAACATCCAAAAGCGAAGGCATTAGATTCGGCGGCAACAAGTACGGGGATGATGATGACCCTAAATTTGCCACAAAATCTGGAAATGTAAGTAAAGAATACGACAAAGCGAACAAGCGCAGTGTCTGGACAGTGACCACTAAGCCTTACGCTGGCGCTCACTTTGCCGTTTTTCCGTCTGACCTGATTGAACCCTGCATCCTTGCTGGCGCACCAGTGGGAGGCATTGTCCTTGACCCATTTATGGGCAGCGGCACAACTGCACAAGTAGCGCAAAACCTTGGGCGGCAATACATTGGGTGTGAATTGAATCCAGACTATTGCCAACTCCAAAACATTCGGACTGCACAACAATCGTTTGGATTTGAAGCATGACTACCTTGCGTGACTACCAAACCCGCACCATCGACCAACTTTACGCATGGTTCGAGGCAGGCAACCAAGGCAACCCCTGCCTAGTCCTGCCCACCGGCTCCGGCAAGAGCCACATTGTTGCCGCATTGTGCAAGGATGCCCTGCAAAATTGGCCCGAAACCCGCATCTTAATGCTGACCCATGTAAGAGAATTAATTTTTCAGAACGCCGAAAAGATGCGCCAGCATTGGCCCAATGCACCGCTTGGCATTTATTCTGCTGGGCTGCGCCAAAAGGAACTTGGCGAACCGATTACCTTTGCAGGCATACAGTCTGTTAGGAGCAAGGCAAAGGAGATAGGGCACGTTGACTTAGTAATCATTGACGAGTGCCATCTGGTTTCGCACAAGGACGAAGGCGGCTATCGGACATTGATATCAGACCTCTATCAGACAAACCCAAATGTCAGGGTGATAGGTTTGACCGCCACGCCGTATCGCCTGGGGCATGGCTACATTACTGACAAGCCTGCCATCTTCAGCGCCTTGATCGAACCCACCAGCATTGAGGAACTTATCCACAAGAAGTATTTGTCTACTCTGCGAAGCAAGCTGACCATCACCAAGCTGGAGGTGGACGGGGTGCATAAGCGTGGGGGCGAGTACATCGAGGCCGAGTTACAGGCTGCGGTGGACACCAAGGATAAAAATGGCAAAGTGGTGCGTGAGATCATCAAGCTGGGGGCCGAGCGCCACTCTTGGCTAATTTTTTGCGCCGGGGTTGCCCATGCCCACCATGTAAAGGAAGCCTTGACAGAACAGGGCATTGTTGCCCAGTGCGTGACCGGCGAGACACCGAGCGCCGAGCGCGACAAGATGCTGTTTGACTTCAAGCAGGGGCGCATCCGAGCGTTGACCAATGCCAATGTACTCACCACAGGATTTGACGCGCCTGGGATTGATTTGATAGCTATGCTGCGCCCTACTATGTCCCCTGGGCTATATGTCCAGATGGCAGGGCGCGGCTTACGCATTGCCGAGGGCAAGACCGACTGTCTGGTGCTGGACTTTGCAGGCGTAGTAGAGCAGCATGGCCCGATCACTGCGGTTAACCCGCCACCAAAGAAGGGCGACAAGGTAGGTGAAGCGCCTGTAAAGGTTTGCGACAACTGTCAGGAAATCTGCGGCTTGAGTGCCCGAGTCTGTCCGGCCTGCGGGACACCGTTTCCCGAGCCAGTGCGCCCGACCCTTAAATTGTCCAACCTAGACATTATGGGCAATGAGGGTATTGATCTGGAAGTGACAAGCTGGCATTGGCGCAAGCATATATCTCGCGCCAGTGGCAAGGAAATGATTACTTGCACCCTATACGGAAGTTTGTCGGATGCGCCGGTAACGTCTTACTATGCAATTTGCCATGACGGTTTTGCAGGGGAGAAAGCTAGAAAAAACCTAGCAAACATTGCCCATAAAGCTGGCGTAATTTTAGACTATGCATCCGCCGATTTGCATGACATTGCAAAGCAAATGACGGAAGGAACGCCGCCAAAAGTTATTGAGTACAAACGCGAGGGGCGTTTTTACACCGTGCTTTCCCATCAGTGGTAAAATGATTACGTCAGGACAGGGCCGGCCAGCCTTGCATTGCTCTAACCAATGCTTACTGACACCATCATTTAACCGTTAGAGGGTGTCACCATGACAAGATTTTGTCCCAAATGCCAAACTGAAACTGAGCGCAATAAAAAAGGCGATTGCAAGCCGTGCGCTATTGTTAGAGTAAAAAAATGGATTGAAAACAATAGAGAAAAGCACAATAAAAAATGTGCAGCATGGGCAAAAAATCATCCTGAAAAAGGAAGGGCTAGATCAGCAATACATAGGCAAAAAAATAGAGCTTCTATTTTGCAAAAAGATAAAGAAAAAAGAGCTAAAGACCCAGCAAAATATGTGAAAAAAGCTCTTGCTTACGCAAAAAAATATCCAGACAAAGTAAATGCTAGAAACGCGGCAAGAAGGGCAAAAAGAAAAAATCAATCTGGAATTGTTTCTAAAAACATTGTTGAAAAACTTAAAAAATTACAACAAAACAAATGCCCATGTTGCCATGAATTACTTGGTGACAAATACCATATAGATCATATTGTTCCATTGGCATTAGGTGGAATGCATCAAGATTCAAATTTGCAATTATTAAGAGCTAATTGCAATCAACAAAAATCTTTTAAACACCCAATTGATTTTATGCAAAGCAAAGGATTTTTATTATGAGACACCCCGAACCCCAAATAGTCACCCTGTACCGCAACACCCTCAAAGCCGAGCCGCCGAGGGTCTGCCATACCTGTGATTTTTATCAGCCCAATGGGGTTTGCGCCGAATATAACGACACGCCACCAGTGGAGTTTGCAAATGAACCTGGGGGCTGCGCGTTGTGGGAGTGGGAGGTTCCTTTCTGATGGAGTCTGAACATTTAGAGCAGGTCAGGCTTGTAAGCTGGTTTCGGCGCAACTATCCGGGCGTGAGGGTCTTTGCAATACCGAACGGGGGCCATCGTGGGGCCTCACAAGGCGCTGCGCTGAAGGCAGAAGGGGTTAGCCCTGGACTACCTGATATTTTTATCCCTGAGTGGCTTTTGTGGCTTGAAATGAAGCGCGAGGCAGGGGGCGTGGTCTCACCAGTACAAAAGGACTGGATTGCCTATCTGGAGGGTATCGGGCACAGGGTCATCATCGGGCGTGGTTTCGAGGATGCCAAGCGGCAGATTGAGAGCGTAAAAAAGCCCACCGAGTACAAGGTGGGCATTAGGTTGGAATAGGGTTACAGGTTTAGCAACACTGCCACCAGAGTGGCAAGCAGGGCTGCGAGCAGGATCAATTTGACCACCATTTGACAAGGGCAAGGGCAAGGCAGGTGGCAATGGTGAGGGCTAACAGATAGTCCCATATTGAATTGTTCATTCTCCAAGCCCCTTGCAAACAGGGCATACACTGCCATCGTATTCACCCTCACCACTGCCAGAGCAGGCAGGGCATATGCCTGGATCGTACTCGCCTGGGCCATCGTCAGCCATGTAAGCTGCTAGATCGTCGTCGTAGTCAATCATTATTTTCTCCATGTAAAAAATGAGCGGAAACCATTTTCGTCAATAATGTAGGCAAGGGGCTTACCAATTGACTCATCGTCGATTATGTCGGCTGTATGCTCATTTAACAGCCCTGGCATATCGTCTGACCCCAGATAAACCAGGTTTTTTGGAAGTGCATCGTAGGATGGATATTGTTTCATGTTGTCTCTTCGTCAATTACAAACTCAATATTTTGAATATCATGGGCAATAAGATTATTCACTGAATTACAAACAGCGCCATAAAAACCAGCCTGGGCTTTTAGTTGCTCACTGTTACCGTAATTCATTACAGCATGAGTCCAACGCTGATTAGCTGCGCTGATGTTATCAATATCTGCTTTTGTCATGCGCGATAAGTAAGCATTTAAAATGCGAGCATGGTCAATTTTAATTTTAGTCATGGTCAAACCCCTTTAATTACTGCCAAGCCACTAACCCGAAAGCATTTACCAGACGACAATTCAACATCGATTGTTCCGCATTGATGTATTTTCAAAACTTTAGCCAGATAACGCTTGCCATAAATTTCAACTTCAGCAAAATAGTTGTTTCTGATTTTAGTCATGGTTTATTCTCCAATAGTTAATAGTCTGCACAATGCAAACCCCTAAACCCTGCACTGGCAGGGCTTAGAGGGTGCATTAATAGGTCATATTGGGCTTGCTTGGCAACTCATTTAGATTAGCCCTGAGTGGCATGATATAAGCCACAGTCTTGCCCTCATGGTCTAGGTGAGCAAAGCCGCAGCCCATACCACCTGGGCGCACTTGTACGCAAAATTTACGCTTGCTGATAATGTCAGCAGCATCGGCAACACGCG